TTACAAACTGGAAAAGACCAGTAAGGATAACAGGTAGATTTGTGATCAACGTATTGAAGAACACCCCAACACCCGCCCCAAGAGATTGACCAAGATTACTAAAGAATCCAGAGTCAACCAAAGAGCTACCAACTATATCGGCAATATTAGAACCTACTGCTGAGATAACTCCTAGACCAAATACAATTCCTATTTTTGCAAATAAAGCGGGGCTAAATGCAGCAACTAACGCCCCTGTAAACACGGTAGCTAAAGCCCCTGCCAACTTCGGGAACTGAGACGCTATGTCTTTGTAAACACTAGCGGCTGTTGATACTATTCCTCTTGCAGCGTCTTTTACTTTTTCTATTATTGCCTGTCCTAGTGTATAGGCAGAAACAGCAAGGCTAGACTCTGTAACAGCAAATTTAACTTTTACAACTAAGTCTTTGATTTTACCACTCTGGAAAACATCTTTTACTTTCCCGTAGAATGATCGCAGATATGCTAAAGTTTTGTCTAAGAATATTGCCGCCTTTTCATAGATACCCTCCATAGTGTCTGTCCACCAAGAATTACCAATTATCTTGTCGTACATCCAGAAGAACCACTGTTCTACTGTCTCGGCAAAGTTCTTTATCTTTAATTGAACTCTTCCTAAGATGGTAGTCTTGGCGTTAATCATGTCCATTAAGCCGCCCCAGTATTTAGAGGCTATGTCTGAGTTTTTGATAACTTCTGAGGCTATTGCGCCGAAGCTACCGCCAAACTTAGCAAGTAAATCTGAAGTATTGTCTTTTATAAAACCAAAGCTTAAGTTAGAAGCAAGTTCTTCTATCCCCGCCTTTGTTGATTTTACGCCGCGCCTAAAGACATTAAACAATGCCTCTACTGTCCTTTTTACTTGTTGGACGACAACAAATAACGCAGTCAACGCGTTAGTAACAGCAGGTAAAGCCAGTACTGCCCTAATAAGCGCTCTAAACGCAGCTCCGATGACCCCTACCACTTTTCCGAATCTTTCAAAAGATACATACCTGAATGCTAATAGTTTTTGATCAACTAAGCCTAAATATATGCCTGTCCGTAATAGTGTAAAGTTCGTAGAACGAAGCCCTTTTTCAATAAAGTTAGATACGTTGTACCAACGGTTACCATAGGCTGTGATCACGGTAGATATGTTCTTGAGCTCTCTTCCAAATTCAATTAGTGTTGAAGCTTGAAACAGTTTAAAGATTGTACCCTCAAAGTTTAATCCAAGGACGTCTGAGGCAAAAGCCTCTATACTCCCCGCTGCAAACGCTACAACTCTTCCTAAAGTTGCAAACCCAAAGAATGCGAGAGCACTTAGGTCGTCTTGCAGAGTTCTCATTGGTAGGATTACTCTTGGGAGTGCGTCACCTATCCTCTTGAATACTGATACAGCAATAGAACCAAAACCACCTAAGACAACACTTAGTCCGTATAGAGTTGACTCAAAGGCTACAAACACAACGGAAGCCCTAAGTGCAATAGACTGAGATGACTCATTTATCGTTCTGGCTAGTCCTGAAAAGAATGAGCCTAGAGAAGAAACACTGTAAGTATACTTGTCAAAAACACCAACTAATCTTGTAAACTGATCCATAAGAACAGTTAAGCCTTGTCCAACAGTCGCGTTAGTAATTTGGAATTCTTTGTTAATTACATTAGCCTGCCCTAAGATGCCTTCAAACACAACCTCAGTTGTTAAAGCGCCTTGTTCAGCAAGCCCTCTTAACGCACCCATAGGCACATCTAAGCTGTCGGCTATGGCTCTTGCAACACGAGGTGTTTGCTCTAATACCGAGTTTAATTCTTGTCCACGAAGCTGACCAGAGGCTAAGCCCTGACCAAGTTGAAATAGGGCGGCTTTAGCAGAGTCTCCGCTAGCGCCACTGATAGCAACAGCCTCGTTAATAACTTTTGTTACTTCTATAAGTTGTTCTGTACCTACGTTCTCAAGCGCACGACCAAACCTGTTAAAAGTCTCAACTGTGTTGTCTATACCTGAACGTGTAACAATAGACACATTATAGAGTTCGTTTAATGTCTTGTTTAACTCTTTGGTCCGACCTGTAACGAGCGCAACTCTGTTTTCTAAGTTTATAAAGCTGTCAACTGCGTCTGTTATTACGTCAGTACCGAAGGCAAATGCTATGGCAGTACCGATGCTAGCAATTGCTCTTTCTACTCGTTTTGCAGTACCTGCCATACTGCCTAAAGATCTTTCGAGTCTTGCTATGTCTGATCTAGCTGCACGACTGTTGGATCTGATTCTAATTTCTACGCCACTCATGGCTCCTCCTTAATAAAATTGCCCCCCAACGGCTTCTTCTGTATATTAGAAGGCCATCGGAGGGCAATTGTCTTATCTGGGGGTTAAAATTCCTATTGTTGATAGAACTTGTTCGATGAAATACTTGGGTGCTTGTCTGCTTGAACCCTGATTGAGAACTGCAATATGCTCAACCTCATTAAATATGGTACCACTAAAAAACTCCTGTCCGAAGGTAGTCCTGTTTATGGTGCTTTGCCAGCCTCTGCGAGCCTCCCCTGTATCTACGGGGGTTACTTGCCTTAAGGTTCTGGTTGCGTATTTAACTTTAAACTCAATATCTGCATTACCAATGTTTTTCACTTCTTCTGTAACTCGCCTCATTTCGTTATTAAAATTAACTACTTCGAGGCTCACCTTGTTCACCATTGTCAAACTCCCACGGCAAATCTTTGACATCGCCGTCTCTAGCTTTTCTCATCATTTCAAGGAAGCGCCCTGTTGGGACTACCCTTCCTGCCGAGGCAGCTTTTAATTTTTCGTCATTTTCTTTTATGACCCTTAGTGTAGCAAAGAAATCTTCGGGGTTTCCTTTCGCCCCAAAGGACTTCATTAATAAGAATGTTCTTTGGTCCTCTTGCCAACCTACAGGTCTTTTAGAGAAGTACTCTGTCCACCTGATTAGTTCGTCATAAGGCATTTCGTCTAATAATTTATATACTGGCATCTTCAGATGAAAGGCTATTTCATATAGCGTCTCATCTGTTGAGGTTAGTTTCCCTCTTTACTATCGCCTCCACCCATACCTGAGAATTCTACAGATTTCTCAACTAGTTCGCTAAGCTCGCCTAGAGGAAAGGCATCAAATTCTTCGTCAGACATTTTGTCTGCGTCAATAACTGTTTTGCGAAGGAGTTCACGAATAATACCAATCTGAGCGTTTTCGTCTTTCGACTTGCTCATTTTGTTAATTTGTTTCTGAACTTCTAGTACCTCGCGTACAGATAACTTTCGGACTTTCACTGTGTCGCCCATAAAATCAAAATCTTTAATGATTTCTTTTCCAACTAAATGTTTCATTATATATATATATTTCCTACTTAACTAATTTATCTTTTTCAGTAAACAACTCGGCGTTATTAGCCTGAAAGTCGTCTAGCATTTTTCTACAGGTATGTAGTACGGAAAGCGTTTCAAAGCATTCCCTACCTTCTGTCGAGCCTTCTTCGAAGTCCTGAAACCTCTCAAAGCTTTTTCGAATACTGATATCAACACTTCGGCGCATGTGCCTAAAGGTTGTGCGCATAACAAATGTTTTACTAAATGGTTTATCGTTCATCATATCTCTCTATAATAGGTGGAGGTCTCCCCAAAGGAAGACCCCCTGATTGACTTAGGAAGCAGCGATTGTTGCTGGACCAAAGAAGTCAGACTGTGCCGACAGTGTAACAGTTGCAGTGTTTGCATCTGTAAGGGCAGGGTTAACGAGAATAGCTTCAACTTTTCCGATGAAGTAGAATTCAGTGTTAGCAGTTGCCAAAGTGGCAGCAGAGCCTGCTGCAGGTGTACAAGCTGTTGCGGTCATCAAGAAGCGAAATGCTACTTTCTGTCCGATAAGCGTGTGGAAAGCAGTCATGTCTGATGGTACGTAGTTTACAGTAACTTCTAGTGTAGGTGCATCGGACTGGCCTTGTACCTGTGAAGAAGTGTTTTGACCGTAAACAGGAACGTTTACAATGTTTGCTGGAGTACCGATTGAAGGAAACTCACGTACAGAAGGCAAACGCACATGCGTTGCATCAGGAGTACCTGGAGTTGAGCCAACAAAGAGTGCTGCGCATTCTGCTGCGGTGTCTGTTCCTGAAGGGACAGTACCAGTGAAGATGTCGAGGTATGTAAAAATACCTGCACCCAAGTTAGTAATATGAGCCATTTGTTATTCTCCGTATATTTTAAATGGTATGATGTATCGTGCGCTGTAAAGCGAGTTATTAGACGGGTCAAGCCCTTCCACATTCAAATAAGATGTTGAAAGCTCTGTGCCGTTAGTTAGGCGTTTGTTCTCTAGGTTTATGTTGAGGATATCTGAAATAGCCATGAGACGGGCTTGACCCTCCCCTGCTCTTACAAATATTTTAACCACAACTAGTCCTGAGAGTTCTTTCTTACCGCCATAAGAGTAGTTATCGCTGCTGCTAGGCAACACCGAGAGTCTGCAATATTCATTGCTTGAGGTAACTGCTCCTTGGTAATTGTCTGGGTATATTGCTATATTGTTTGCAGTCCATAAGGAGTTTGCAAACACGGCTTCTACGTCATCAGCTATTGAGTCATACATACTATATCTCCTTTTTGAGAATAGCTTCGATAACAAACCCGCTATCGACATAATCAACAATATTGTAAATTTTACTACCAACTGTTAGGGTGTCATACACAGAAATATCTGGGCCTGACTTTAACAGAGCCTTGATGGTGAAACCACCACCAGCGGGTCTTTCAGTTGATTGTATAATTACTTTTACTGAGAGAGTTCCTGTAGTACTCACAGTACTGCGATCCGCAAAACTGTAAGCAGTAAC